TTACCTGGACGACATGGATGTACGGTACAGTGCCATGCAATTCCAACGTCTGGGCTACATTAGGCTCAATGAGTATCTAAATGAGTTGGCCAAACACAGCCATGGCGCCTGGATGTTTTTCTGGAATGATGATGCTGTGATGACCACACAGGACTGGGATCAAGCAATCATGGATCACGACGGTGAGTTTGCATTATTACGTGCAGAAACCAATCACGAACATCCTTATGCAATTTTTCCTATTGTGCCCCGCAAGTGGGTAGAGATCACTGGACATTTATCTCCACATCAGATCAATGATGCCTGGGTCAGTCAAGTGGCCTGGATGTTGGATATTGTTAAAAATATTCCGGTACTGGTAGATCACGAACGTTATGATCTTACAGGCAAGAATGGTGATGAGGTGTTCAAGAATCGTCCCATGCTAGAAGGCAATCCATCTAATCCACGAGACTTCAATCATGTCACCTGGCGCAAAACCCGAATTGACGAGTGCATGAAGTTGTCACAGCATCTTGCACCGCTAGGACATGACATGAATCATTTCAAATGGGGGATTGAAGGTAAGGATGATCAAGGAAACGAATATGACATCTGGTGCAAGATGAATCTTGCTGACCCGCATAAACGATTAAAACAATGGAAAACCTAACGTGAATAATGATCAACTGATTGACCGTATTAAAAATTATTGGAATACACAGCCGTGTAATGTCAAACACAGCCTAAGTGAGCCCGGAACAGAACAATACTGGAATGAAATAAGCAAGCGTAGATATTTTGTAGAACCACACCTGCGTGACTTGGCTGGGTTTCATCAATGGCGCGGCAAGCGTGTGTTGGAAGTAGGATCTGGTATTGGTTCGGACGCTGTGGAGTTTGTGCGTCACGGTGCTGAGTATGTGGGTATTGATCTTTCAGCAGAGTCTGTAGCCATGAGCCGTCAACGATTTGACTTGTTTGGTCTAGAAGGTGAGTTTCATAACATGGATGCCGCTGATACCAAAAGCATGGCCACCCTGGGCCAGTTTGACCTGGTGTATTCATGTGGTGTGCTACATCACTATCCGGACATGACCACTTGCCTTGACAACATTCACACCGCCTTAGAACCAGACGGTGAGTTTAGAATGTTGGTATACGCAAAGAATTCCTGGAAGTATGCCATGATTCGAAAAGGTCTGGATCAATTTGAGGCACAAGCAGGTTGTCCGTATGCACAGGCCTACTCAAATGAAGAAATTTATGATTTACTAAAAGGTAAATTTGAGGTCCTAAGGATTAGACAAGCACATTGTTTCATGTATAATGTACCCAAGTACCGACAAGGTATCTACGAACTAGAGCCATGGTTTGCGGCCATGTCAGAAGAAATGCGTGAAGCAGTAAAAGAATATCTAGGTTGGCATCTATTAATCAAAGCAAAGAAAATATGAGTAAACTCAAAATAGCAGAATTATTTTATTCAATCCAAGGCGAAGGCAGATATATGGGTGTGCCGTCGGTGTTCTTGAGAACGTTTGGTTGCAACTTTAAATGTGCCGGCTTTGGTATGCCACGTGGTGAAGCAAGCCACGAGGCTACTGACCTTGCGGCCACACATACAATGATCCGGGCATTTGAGAAGTACGAAGACTTGCCTTTGGTTAGTACAGGATGTGATAGTTATGCGTCATGGCATCCAGACTTCAAGGACCTAAGTCCCATGTTAGAAAGTAATGCTATTGTGGATCGTATTATGGAGATACTTCCACATCGGCGTTGGGAAGAAGAACACTTGGTTATTACAGGTGGTGAACCATTGCTGGGTTGGCAACGTGCTTATCCGGACTTGCTGGATCACGACAGCATGCATGGTCTCAAAGAAATCACATTTGAAACCAACGGCACCCAAAAACTCACTCCAGAGTTTAAAGAATATCTGCAGAGATGGAGAGCACAACGTGAAATCACATTCTCCGTAAGTGCTAAACTTCCTGGTTCAGGTGAGCGGTGGGAAGAAGCAATATGCCCAGAAGTGGTATGTGAGTACGAACAAGTTGGTTATACTTACTTGAAACTAGTGGTGGCAACAGAACAGGATTTAACAGATGCTGAACAAGCAGTGTTGGAGTATCGCACAGCAGGCTTTACGGGTCCTGTGTATGTCATGCCTGTTGGTGGGGTTGAGCGGGTGTATACCCTTAACAATCGTGCAGTGGCAGAGATGGCCATGCGAAAAGGCTGGCGGTATAGTGATAGACTACAAGTGCCACTGTTTAAAAACGAATGGGGCACATGATGGGAATACGTGATTGGTTCAAGAAAAAACCCGAACCGGCTCCCAAGGTCAAGGCCGAACCCAAGCCCAAGGAACCTGTCAAGACTGAAAAGCAACTGGCCACTGAACGTGGCGAGCCCTGGGTGGCAATTTTAAGCATGGACATTGATCCTGAAAATCTGCATCAAGGAGCGTTTGAACTAGACTGGAATGACAAGTTCATCTTCAATCTTATTCGTGCAGGATATCAAATCAAAAAAGAAGACACAGACGCAGAGATTGTGGACCGCTGGTTCCAAAATGTTTGCCGCCATGTTGTAATGGAAACATGGGAACAAGAAGAAGCCATCAAGAAATCAGGCATTTATGTTCGTACCACCGACCTTGGTGACGGACGCACAGAGGTCTCTTGATACTGTATGTCAACGGTGATAGCCATACTGCCGCTGCCGAAGCAGTTAACTCATATGCCTTTGCCGAAGATGATGGCTTGTATTATGGGCTAGGACGTAGGCCACATCCAGATAACGAGCGTGTGAGTTGGGGTTGCGATCTGGCCAACTATCTCAGAGCCATACTACATTGTGATGCAGAAAGTGCCTCCAGCAATGCTCGAATCATGCGCACCACCCGAGCCTGGTTGCAACAGCAAGATAGTTTTGAAGATACTCTAGTCGTCATACAATGGTCAACTTGGGAACGTCAAGAATGGTTGCATGATAATACCTGGTATCAAGTCAATGCTAGTGGCGTAGATCATGTGCCCATAGATCTACAGGATCGATATCGGCGGTTTATATCCGAGGTTGATTGGCAGGAATGTAGACAACACGCACACAGTGAAATCTGGCAGTTTCATCGTGAACTCCGACTCAACCATGTTCGGCATGTGTTCTTTAATGGTAATTCGGATTTCTCAGGTGTGACAAATCGTCACGACTGGGGTGTGAACTACATGGCACCTTATGATCCGGACAATACCTACGATCGAGTACTAAGAAACAGTGGTTTTGCTACTGTACGCCCGGATTCTTGGCATTTTGGTGAGGCTGCCCATTGCTTTTGGGCGGAACATGTGTTAAACTACATCAAACACAACAACTTGGTTTAAACATGCGATACTTGCTGATTGATACTGCTAACACATTTTTTCGTGCCCGTCATTCGGCTTTCCGAGCCGCAGATCCTTGGGAAAAGGTAGGCTATGCTCTGCATATTGTAATGAGTAGTATCAACAAGGTGCACCGCAAATTTGAAGCAGATCACGTGGTATTCGCACTGGAAGGACGCTCGTGGCGCAAGGACTATTACGAGCCTTACAAGAAGAATCGTGCTGTGGCTCGTGCGGCTTTGACAGAAACTGAAAAAGAAGAAGATCAGTTGTTCTGGGAGACGTTTGATAGCCTGACTAAATACTTGAGTGACAACACAAACTGTAGCGTGATACGTCACCCAGAGGCTGAAGCAGATGATGTGATTGCTCGCTGGATTGCATTGCACCCACTGGACGAACACTACATTATCAGTTCAGACACAGATTTCATACAATTGCTTGCTCCCAATGTCAGCCAGTACAATGGCATAACCGACGAACTTCATACCTTGGAAGGAATCTTTGATGCTAAAGGTCGACAGGTCATTGATAAAAAAACTAAACAGCCAAAAACGGTACCAGACCCAGCCTGGCTGTTATTTGAGAAGTGTATGCGTGGGGACTCCTCCGACAATGTTTTTAGTGCATATCCGGGAGTACGTGAGAAAGGCACAAAGAATAAAGTTGGTCTCCGTGAAGCCTACGCGGATCGCAATGATAAAGGGTATGCGTGGAACAATCTCATGCTCCAACGTTGGTCCGACCACAACGGTCTAGAACATCGTGTGAAAGATGATTACGAACGCAACTGTACCTTGGTTGACCTTACCGCACAGCCTGCAGAGATCAAGCACAAAGTGGACATGGCCATACATGAGAACGTCAGTCACAAGGACGTGGGACAGGTAGGAGTCAGATTTATGAAATTTTGTGGCAAATACGAGTTGAACAAACTTTCAGAGTCAGCAGAACAATATGCTCGCTGGCTCAACGAAACTTACAAAGGACGCTTAAATGAACATAGTAGCCAAACCGGTAGTTGATAATCAGTTTTGGATTTTGAAACAAGACGATCGCAAGATCGGCAACATAGAGGCCACTGATGATGGCTACGCTGTAAAGATTGATAACAAGATTACCAGTTTCAAAACTATCAACATGATTCGGCAACGAGCCAACATTGAGTTTGAAGCCATTGGCAACAAGCCCAATCGAGAGCCGGCCAGTTATCAAGTGCAAGGCTATCCATCGGGCAGTCGAGTATACAACCCTGTATGGGACGTACAACAAGGCTTACCATTGTTTACCAAGAAACGCAAATCAAAGTCGTGGTTTGCGGCCGGCTGGTATCAAGTGCGTCAACGCAAGACCTGGGCAGTGACTCAGAGTCCCAAACTTATTACCCTGGAGCGTTATGCTTACCAAGGTCCCTTTCATACCGAAGACGAGGCACGTAATGAACCCCTTCCGTGATCAAGAAAAATTTATGAGAGCCTGTGATCAAACAGTTGATGGGCCACCAGGTGCTCAGTTTGATATGTACTGCAATCTCATCGAAGAAGAACACAAAGAACTCGTGGCCGCATTGGCAGCCAACGATGATGTAGAAGCATTGGATGCACTGATCGATATCTTGGTTGTGACCATTGGTGCCATACACTCAGCAGGGTTTGATGCAGAAGGTGCGTGGAAGGAAGTCATGAAGACCAACTTTGCCAAGATTGATCACGAAACAGGCAAGGTTCGCAAGCGTGAAGATGGCAAGGTACTCAAGCCTTTGGGCTGGGAACCACCTGATTTGAAACCTTTCTTGAAGCGGCAATGAGTCTACACATAAACCGATTCATAGACAACATCAAAGCACACGAAAGTCGCAATGCCAAGGACTTCATGTGCCCCATGCGAGATGCCAAAGATCTACATGCTGATATAACCAAATTGTTGTTGGTTGTCACTAACTTACAGTCTCAAGTTCAGGCTCTACAACAGGAGTCCATAATCACAGTGGAAGTGGCCGGCAAAGACTTCTAAAACTACGTATATTTTGAGATAAATAAATGTAGGAGTTTAATGAATGAGCAGACCCAAGCCACAAGTGCTGATTGAGCACACAAACAAGCAGACCTACAAGACGGAACAGGTACTTGCGGCCGAAGGCATCTGGGCGGTGTTCTTTGACAACCAGCCTATCAATCTCAAAACTGCCAATCTGTTGACTCAGTATCCTGGCCCCAAGTACAAAAAGGTCAGTTTCAGCAACAGTGGTCATGCCATCAACTTGGCTCGCAAACTCAATGTACAATTCAAGACCGACAAGTTCACTGTGGTGTTGTTAAAGAGTGGGGATAAGATCTATCCCAATGCGAGATAAACTTGCCATCACTCAAGCCGTAATTGCACAACTCAAGCCTGATGACCGTCCTGGCATCCGTTCGGCCATGCGTGACTGGTGGCAGAACATTAGAGATGGTTCCGGTCTACGATTGACTGCAGAAGGTTATGCAGTTATGAAACAATTGGGTGTAGAGAGTTATCACTTTGACATCAACCCAGACAAACTCACACCCCGACTGTTGGTCATGTTGGACCAACGACTGCATGATCCATATTTTCTCAAAGCCGATCGACGCAAGCCCTGGATTGAATTCTACGGCAGTCGCGAGGCCTTGCTGGCCAACTTGTACGGGGACTTGAGCCGATTCCTGGAAAATTACAGTTAAACCCAAAGTACTACTTTTGTAACCCGCAAAAAGTAGTACTTTTGTAGTACTTGATTTTGGTTGACCAAAAAAGCAATTTCGGTTATAATACATGTATGGAACTTAAAAAGCAATCACGCAAAAAACGAGTGGACCGTACACACATTGTTTACTTCATCCAAATTGGCCTGGAGTACTACATTGGTGTTACAGCAAAAACTCAACGCACCATCACAATGAGCCTGCGTTCACGCATCAACAAGCACATCTATCGCTCACGCACAGAAGACAAATCTTGGCGCCTGTATGAAGCAATTCGCGCCGCTGGTGAGTCGGCTGTGAACTTTGCGATCGTTGACATTGTGCGTGGCAAGACCCAAGCACACACCCTAGAGCGTGAACTAATACGAAAGTATACACCTGCACTCAACACCGACGTGCGTACAAAAACGGTTGACCAATAATTCCCATTTTGCTATAATACTTGTATAGAAACTAAAAGGAGCCCTCCATGACAGTAACAGTAAACGGTGTCAAAGTAGACACAATCGTAGCCGAAGCCAAGTCAGCCGCTCGTGAGGCCGCTGAACGTTTCTTCCAGGAAAAACTTGGCGGACGAGATCAGTTTGCCTGTGGCTTTGCCTGGGTTGACATCTTTGGTGTCAAGGGCAATACCAAACTGGGCCGTGCTCTCAAAGAAGCAGGCGTGAGCAAGAGCCATACTGGAGCATTCCAAATTTGGAACCCAGCCAATATGTACGTGCAAAACGTAGACACCCTGGAAGCAGGTGCCCAAGCGGCGGCTGATGTGTTTAAGCGATACGGCTTTACTGCCTACGCTGGTAGCCGTTTAGATTAAGGAAATCATATGAGACTATCACCACTTGACGAGCGTATGAATGCAGACATTGATGCGCTGATTGCCAAATTAGAAGCGGCAAAAACAAGTAGAACTTATCTACAACGTGCCAGCCTTGTGGGCAAAGTTGCCGAACAATGCCAAAGTTATGAATTTTATTGGGAAGATAGACTTTACAGTCTAATGGATTAAATGTATAATGTAGCAAGCCCCACTCAACAACAAGATTTTGAATCTTTGGATCAGGCCATGGCGTATGCCCGGGCGTTGGGTGAGTTTGTTACTATCACAGGCAACGGTATGGAGATTGTGGGTGTGTTTGGCGCTGATAGCATTCGAAATGGCAAGTGTCCAGACGGAGTAGACTACACATGGATGAAGCGGAGATCGCAGTGAACAAGCGTATCAAACAACTAATGGGACAGACACTGGACGACAAGTTCAAGGAAACTTGGAGCACCATGACGCCCGAAGACTTGGAAAAGTTTGTGAAACACTTTGCTGAATTGTTGATCCGCGACTGTGCCGATACTGCCTATCGCTTTGATGGACTTACACTGGGACAAGGCTACACCATTGCCAAGCACATCAAAAAGAACTACGAGGTTGAATCGTGAATCAGATTAGTCAGTATCTCGTCAGTATCGATCGGCCACCTTATGTGAATGGCAGGCGAGTAGGGCAGGCCACACCTTGTGTGAGTTATGGTGAACCCGCTTGGTTTATCTCATTCCTGGATGGGTATATGCATGCCAGCGATCCGGTGTTCACAGATGAAGATGGGTTGAACGGGGCGCCGTCTGTTCGAGAATACGCAACGAACTTAGGATATGAACCATGTACGAACTAATATTTACATTTTTGATTGTGACCAAGGCCGGGGTTCCAGGCTTTCACATAGAACGCATGAGTCAGTTTAGAGAACTAGAGGACTGTGAAAAGACCAAGACTTCCATGGTTGTATACATGGACAAGTTGGTACGGGAGAACAAGATGTTTCCCGGCGTTTTTGAATGTCAAAAGGTACAGCGATGAACAAAGAAATAACACTCACACCCACAGGTGGCCGATTCTATCGTGCCATGACCTTCCACTGGGTCACTGTGGCCGTTCTCATGCCGCCCTTAGCCATTGCCATGATTGCGGCCATCTTGAATCCGTTTTGGTTTCGTGATTCAATGTTTAACTTTGTAGAGCGCAAGATAAACGAATTTACACGTTGGCGCAACAATGTAAAATATCGAATCTATCTCAACTGTGATCCTGTTGTTTGGCACACCCTTAAAGGCGACTTGAAGTGAACAAATTGATCCGTGACGGTCGGGTAGCAGTAATTTACTCGCCCGAATACGGCGGGGGCTGGTCAACTTGGAATCCCAAGCATCCTGGAATCTTGTTTGATCCTGCCATTGTTGAATTCGTAGAAAAAAATCAAGATGAAGAACTAGAGATGTATGTCACTCTCAAGTACCCCGGCATCTATGATGGTGGTATAGTGGGATTGAAAATAGAGTGGATTCCTGAAGGTACTTTTTTTCGGGTGAATGAATACGATGGTGCTGAAAGCATCGAATTAAGAGATAGGGTCAAGTGGATACAGGCTTGACACTAAATATTTTTTTGTTATAATAAACAAATGCGCCTATAGTTCAGTTGGTTAGAACAGTCGACTCATAATCGATTGGTCACAGGTTCGAGTCCTGTTGGGCGCACCATTTTTAATATCATGACTAAAGTAAATTCCAGTCCCCAACGACACACATTTCAACACTCTCGTGATGAGTTGGCTGAGGTGTTGGAATCCATACGCAACCAAGATCGTAAGAACTTGGTCAATCCAG